GTTATCTGGTTTTGCAAACGCGGCAGTTAAACCAGAAGGTTCTGGTGTAGTATTTGACTCTGCACAAGAGACATATACAGCTAGATACACTATGGAAACTATTGCGCTAGCATTCGCGATCACTGAAGAAGCGATCGAGGATAACTTGTATGACAGACTTGCGTCTAGATATACAAAAGCATTAGCTAGATCCATGGCAAACACAAAACAAACAAAAGCGGTAGATCCACTATTAAATGGTTTACCAGGTGTAGGAACATTTACATCAGGTGACGGAGTGAGTTTATTCAATACAGCTCACCCAACAATAGCTGGAACTGTGTCTAACACATTAGCTACACAGGCTGATCTAAACGAAACATCTTTGGAGCAATCTCTAATTGATATTGCAGCATTCACAGATGAGAGAGGCCTAAAAATTGCAGCAAGAGGAGTGAAAATGATCGTTCCTTCTGAGCTACAATTTACAGCTGAGAGATTGATGAAATCTCAAGGAAGAACACAGACTGCTGATAACGATATCAACGCAATCGTTTCTATGGGAATGGTTCCTCAAGGATACAGAGTGAACAATTTCTTAACTGATACAGATGCGTTTTATCTTATCACTGATGTACCAAATGGTATGAAGTACTTCGAAAGAACACCTATCAGAACAGCGATGGAAGGTGACTTCGATACTGGAAACGTCAGATACAAAGCTAGAGAGAGATACAGATTTGGTGTCTCTGACTACAGAGGTATCTTTGGTGTTGAAGGTTCATAATACCTAAAAAATTTAAGGCGGGACACAATCCCGCCTTAATTATAAAATAGAAAGAAAAAATGCGCCCCTTACAATTCAGAGTACAAATTTATGCATATCAATACCGAGCAGACTTTGTTATAAATTCTGTAGATGGCCCCTTAGATATCGAAAACGCAATAGTTGACAGATTAGGAAAAGGTGATATAAAATGGGAGTATCTTGGAGAAATGATGGATCCCAAGATAAAAAGAATAACCTATGAGGAGGTTATCGATGGAGGCAATGATGCAACATCTACAAGATCTATACACACAGAAGAAGGGTCTGGATCTACAGTGGGAGCAGGAGCATCTTAAAGAGGGTAAATATACTCTCAACATGGTTAAGATTGACAGAAAAGTCAAAGAAGTAATTAGCCATATTAAAATTGCAGAAGCTAAAAAACAGCATATGCAAAATAAAATAGAAGCTGCTCAACCACAAGTTTCTGTAGCTACTTAAAAAAGCTACATCGTTGGAAAAACCAATCCACATTAAGGGCCCTCTTGCGCTCTATTCAAATCTAGTATATACATTAATCACTATACAATTATTTAGAACATAGACCCGTATAGTGGACGGCCTAGAGACTATGTTCGGAAACTAGGAGGATAATAATATGGCAGGAACACATTTTAGAAACCCAGTAATGTTTGCAGGGTTATCTAATAACACAAAATGGTTTAAGGATTTACCAGTTGATAATAATCCAAACTTTATATGTTATAAAGACGACTTTATTTATAACACATTACCTTCAGCAGAATGGTCAACATCTATCGCAGATGGTGGAGCGGCAGCTGGAATCTCTAATGAAGTAGGTGGAGCAGTTACTTTAACATCTGCTAATACTACAGACAATAACGGGATCGCTTTAGTAAAAACTCAAAACAGTTTTCAAGCTGTGGCAGAGACTAGAGACAGCACAGGAGCTATCACAAACCCAGGTACAATTATTTGGTACGAAGCTAGAATTAAAAATAACGACGCTAACGCTACTGACTATGGAACTGGATTAGTTGAAACTTTTACTGGAACTTCAGGATGGAGATCTGCAAACAGAATCTCTATCGAATCTAACAATGGTGAACAGTTTTACAGATTTGTAACTAAAAATGCTTCAGGGACAAATCAAGTTCAACACACTGCACACACTATCGTAGATGATCAATTTGATACTGTAGGTTTTAGATGTGATAAAGCTGGAAAAGTTGAGTTCTTTGTTAACAGAGTTTTAGCAGCTACTGTTACAGCAAACATTAATACTGATGATATGCAAATGTTTGCAGCTTCAGTGTCAGCTTCTGCATCTGGACAGAGGGTAACAACATTAGATTATATTAGTACAACTCAGAACAGAAATGCTTCTGAATTGATTGGTAAAATCTAATAACTAAATTATTGTGGGCCTTCGGGCCCACATAAAATTTTAAGGAGAAAAAATATGGCAACATTCGGATCATCACAAGATTGTTTTAATGCGAACGTTACAACAGAAAATAAAATTGTAAAAAGTGGAAGAACAAGAGCTTTAGGAGTTGTTTTAAATACAACTGCTTCTTCAGGAGATTTTCATTTAAAAGATGGTGGAGCTTCTGGAACAGTAAAATTTAAATATAAAACAAGCGGAGTTACATCTGGCGGAAGTCCAATTGTAATTAATTTTCCTGCACCTATTTTATTTACAACGGATTTATGTGTAGCATTTACTACTGAACATGTAACAGTTTGCTCTGTGTTTTTTAATTAGGAGGCAAAGTGGCTTTTTCAGGCACAAGTACATTCGAGAAGTTTCTCTCGATCGATGATATTATAACTGAGTCTTATGAAAGACTAGGATTCTTTGATTACTCAGGTAATGATTTAAGATCAGCTAGACGTTCTTTAAATATAATGTTTCAAGAGTGGGACAACAGAGGTCTACACTTTTGGGAAGTAGGTAGAACTGCTATTAGTTTAGTTGCTAATCAAAACGAATATACTATTTTTAGATCTCCATCTGACGGAGATGCAGATGGTATAACTACCACTTTAGTAGCAGGTATGACTTCAACTGCCACGACAGCTGTTATATCCTCTGCTAAAAATATGAACCCTTCAGGTAAAATTAGAATTAACAATGAAGTAATTTCTTATTCTTCAATAGACACTTCAGGAACTCCTGCTTTAAATGGACTAGTTAGAGGAGTTGATGGAACTACTGCTGCAGGTCACTCAGAAGGTGATACAGTTACAAATTTTGTTGACATGGTCTCAGATGTTTTAGAGGCTAGCTTTAGAAACGATTCAGATGTAGATACACCTTTATCAAAAATTAACAGATCACAATACCAAGCTTTTTCAAACAAAACTTCTACTGGGCAACCATCACAATATTTTGTGCAAAGATTTATAGATAAAGTTACAATAACTTTATACTTAACACCGGGAACAGAACAAGCTGGTAAATTTATTTATTTTTATTTTGTAAAAAGAATACAAGATGCAGGGGCTTATACTAACGAAGCTGATGTTGTTAATAGATTTGTACCATGCATGTGTGCAGGTTTAACTTATTATATATCTATGAAAAAAGCTCCACAAAGAACTCAAGAAATGAAACTATATTATGAAGATGAATTACAAAGAGCATTACAAGAAGATGGATCACCTGCAAGTGTTTACATCTCACCTAAAACTTATTATCCGGAGATATAATGTCTAAGTTTGCAAAAGGAAAATACGCACTAGCAATTTCAGATAGAAGTGGTCAAGCATTTCCGTGGAGAGAAATGGTGACTGAGTGGAACGGTGCTTTTGTTCACATAACAGAATATGAAAGAAAGCAACCACAATTAGAACCAAAACCTTTTGTGGCTGATCCACAAGGATTAGAACAGGCAAGACCTCAACGTTTTCCATCAGATCAAATAGGTGGAGGCAACATGGTGGCTAATTTAACACTGCCTGGAGACTTTGCTTTTTCAGATACAAGTAATAATAGTATGGTGCCAGAAGATGGATCATCAATAAATAGAAGAAGAGAGGCTACGGCGACTCTTGGAAATGTGACGGTAACAACATAATGACATACGCAGAATTAGTTCAAAAAATTAGAGATTATACGGAAGTATCTAGCACTGTTTTAACTGATACTATTGTAAATGGTTTTATAGAAAACTCTGAGTTTAGAATTTTAAGAGATGTAGATTCTGATAACAACAGAAGATATGTTACAGCTCAATTAATAGCTGGGACTAGATTTATAGATACACCAACAAATCTACTAGTAATTAGATCAGCTCAAATAGTAGACTCTGATGGAACAGCTAACCCTGATAATAGAGACTTTTTACAATATAGAGATACCAGTTTTATGTCAGAATTTAATAATTTAAATAGTCAAGGAGTGCCTAAATATTATAGTAACTGGGATGAAGACACTATTGTTGTGGCTCCAACTCCCGATGAAACCTACACAATTCAATTAAATTATATCTTGAAACCTGAAGGTTTATCGAGTACAAATACTACAACATATTTAAGTCTGCAATTTCCCAACGGACTTTTATATGCATGCCTAGTCGAGGCATATAGTTTTCTAAAAGGGCCACAAGACCTATTGCAATTATACGAACAAAAGTATAAACAGACAATAGAAGGCTTCTCAATAGAACAAATGGGAAGAAGAAGACGAGATGAATATCAATCAGGTGTTCCTCGTATAGGTAAATAAGGAGAATAAACATGGCTATAACACAAGCAATTGCAAACTCGTTCAAGAAACTTTTGTTAGAAGGTGATCAAAACTTCAAAGCATCAGGTGGTGACAAGTTTAAAATAGCTCTTTATACTTCTTCAGCGACTCTAAACTCAGCTACAACCTCTTTATTAACAAGTTCTCCAACTAACGAAGTTGGAAACTCTGGACAATACACTGCGGGTGGTGGAGCATTAGTAAATGGAACAGTATCGATGACTGCGGGTGTTGCAAGAGCAGACTTTGCAGATAGATCTTTTACTGGAGTTACAATCACAGCTAGAGGCGCATTAATCTATAACACTTCATCGACTACAACAAATGCAGCGGTGTGCGTTCTAGATTTTGGAGCAGATAAAACAGCTACATCTGGAACGTTTACAATTCAGTTTCCAGCACCAACTTCAACAGCAGCGATTCTAAGAATTTCTGGTTAATCGTAGGAGGTAAAATCCTATGGCATCAGGAACTTGGAGCACCGGCTTTTGGGGTCAAAACCAATGGAACGATTCAGCTAACGCATCTCTTACAGTTACAGGTATTGCACTCACTGCAAATCTTGGAACTACAACTGAGGTTACTGGTGAAATAAATTCAGGTTGGGGTAGGCTTGGATGGGGCATTAATGGTTGGAATATAGCTGGCACCTTTATACCTACAGGTGTTGCCGGAACATTTTCTCTAGGAAGTGTAACTACAAAAATAGACGTAACTCCTACAATAGGAAACTTTGGACTCACAGCTACTTTAGCTAGTGTTTCAGCTTCATCAGTTGCTAATCCTACAGTAACTGGAATTGCCATGACATCTACTTTGGCTAATGTAGATGCCGGTCCAGATGCTATGGCAACTGGTAATGCAGCTACGATGGCTCTTGGTACAATAGATGCATTTAATCAAACAGGTTGGGGAAGACAAGGTTGGAATGTAAATGCGTGGGGCGTAGAGGGTCAGTTCGCAACGGCATTAGTTTCTGGAAATAATATTACTGCAACTCCAGGAACTCTTACGGCTTCCGGAGATGCTAATTTAACTGCTAATACTTTAAATGTAATTCAAGCAACTTTAGGTAGTGTAGATCCTGCACCAGATGCTTTTGTAACAGGCAATGCTGCTCTTCTAACTCTTGGCACTTTAGGCATGCGAGGAGATGTTAGTCCTAGTGTGACTGGAATAGCTATGACAGCTACTCTAGGAAATGAAACAATTGATTTAAATCAAGAATTTACGGTTACTGGTCAAGCTATGATAGCTAGACTATCTTCTGGTTTTAGCGCATTTACTGATGTTACAGCAACATTTAATGGATTTGGGTTGACTATGACTCAAGGATCTGGTAGTGCTTTGATCTGGAACGAAGTTAATACAGGTTCAGCGCCTATAACACCTCCAGGATGGCGAGAGGTGGCTGCATAATGAGTTTGACACAAACTCATATTTTTAATAAAATAAAAGTATAAGGAATTAAAAAATGGCGAATTCAACATCTGCTAATCTAAAACTTACTGTCCAAGCAACTGGTGAAAACTCAGGAACTTGGGGACAAATTACAAATACAAACTTATTAATTTTAGAACAAGCTATTGGTGGTTTTACAACTTTTAACGTAACTAATGCTAGTAGAGCATTAACTTTTACTAACGGTGCTTTATCAAATGGTAAAAATGATGTTATTAGATTAACCGGCACACTAGCTGGAAACTTAAACGTAACTATACCAAATTCTATAGAAAAAACTTACATTGTACAAAATGACTGTGACCATGCAGGAAATACATTAACCTTTAAAACCACATCTGGCACAGGTGTATTATTATGTGAAGGTAATTGTTATGTGTTATATTCTGATGGTACAAATGTTGTAAAAGCAAACGAGTATAGAAAATGGAGAGTTATATCAGCAGCAGAAACAGTTCAAGCTGGTGCTAAACTTTTAGTAAATACAAATGGTGGATCTGTAACTGTAACTCTTCCAGCGTCACCGGCGACTGGGGATGAAGTTCACTTTGTCGACCAAGGTTATGATTTTAACTCAAATGCATTAGTAGTTGGAAGAAATGGCTCTAACATTGCTAATGCTGCATCTAACTTAACTGTCAACACACAAGGCGCAGCTTTTGGTTTAGTATTCTCAGGCGACGCTACAACAGGATGGACTTACACGGAGAAATAATATGTCAAATTACGAAGCAACAAAATACGATTTTTCTGGAGCAAACCTTACAGGTATCGAAGGTATACCTACGGCAACTATCGTGCCATGGTCTTCTTCTTCAATACCATCAGGTTTCTTAGAGTGTAATGGTCAAGCAGTTTCAAGATCAACTTACTCTGCATTATTCGCTATCATAAGCACAACTTATGGAACAGGGGATGGCGCATCTACTTTTAACGTGCCAAATTTATCTGATAATGTAGCTATAGGTAAATCAAACAACAAAGCTTTAGCATCAACTGGTGGTGCAAACACAGTGCAGTCAACTGGAAACGTTGGTGGGTCAACTGGTAATACAACTCTATCTACTAGTCAAATCCCTTCACACAATCACCCAGCAGCCAATACATCTGGAAGTACTTCTGGAGACCCAGCTACACCGGGAGCTACATCATCAAGCACAGGATCAACTGGTGGCGGAGGATCGCACAGTCACAACATGAGTGCAAACTTTACAGGTGATTCAACTTCTGTTGTACAACCTTATTTAACCGTGATATATATTATTAAAACTTAGGAGTTTAGATGAATAGTAAATGGACAGTAATATTTGATGACAAACAGATTATTAACCAATCTGTAAAAAATGAAGATGGATGGCCACAAAGATATATCATTGATAACGATGCATTTTGGAATGATGCAAAATGGAATAACATTCATGCGATACAATTCGTAGATGATGACAATGATCACAACGATTGTGTTGAGTATGTTCCTGGAACTTTAGGAAGAAATACAACATGGGCAGAGGCTAATCTTGGTTCTTTTAGAGATCAATTTATTGTTAAATGGGACGCAGCGCACTTAGCTAGATTACAAAAAGATTGGGACGACGATAATGGGGAAGGTGAAACACCTGAACAAAAAATAAATAGACTAGGTAATAGACCTACTTCTTTTACGTCTCCATAAAATTAAAATATCCACTTAATATATATCTATCTTTACCTTCAGGGCATATCATACCTCTATGAGTATGTGTAAAATAACTAGGCATAATTACTAATCTACCTGTTTTAGATAGTATTTTTGTTTTATCTAAAAACTCAGTTCCACAATTGTGATCGGTTAAATAAATCATAAAGTTTAATATTCTATGAGGACTTTCTAAAGAGTGTTCTGAATGCCAATTATCAAAATAATTACCTGGTTGCCAACGTTTAAGTCTAAGTTCTGTTAATGAAAAAGGATTAACAAACTTTAATTCTGGATATAAAGATATGTATTGATCCAAAATCTTTTGTATTCTACCATTAAAAAAACTTAATCTTTCATCATTTAATATTTTTGTGTCCAAAATAACAGCCTCGTAGTTACCTCTTTCAAACTTTTCTATTTTATTATTTTTAAATATATCTATTAAAATTAAACTTTCTTCTTTAGATAAAAAAGAATCTACTACATGGATAAAGTTTCTAATCACCTTAACATCATCCAAGAGGTTAAAATATATTTTTCACCTGATAAAGGCGGATTACCTCTATGGACGTACGGAAAACCTGCTGGCCATATAACTATTCTACCTTTCTTTGGTTTTACTCTTTTAGAAAAATGTAAAAATTCTGTTTCTCCACCTTCTTCTACGTCATTTAAATATATTGAAAAAACAAAAGCTCTGGCTTCGTTATCAAAACCTTTACCATGTTCTATATGCCAGATATGATAACCCTCTGTTGGTAAAGTTTTTTGTATTTTTAAAGTAGTAAATAAAAACTTGTCTACATCATAACTTTCTTTTGCACCCACATTAGAGCAGTAATGTTGAAAAGCTAGATCATAATTTACCATCATGGTTTTTAATTCTTGCCACCATATATCGATATTACCACCGTGTGAAAAATATTGTTCATCTTTCTTTTTTAAAGAAGATGTTTGTTCTGAAATGCTTCTATTTATAGTATTATTAAATTTACTTTGATTTTCAAAAAATTTAATGGCTTTATCACATTCTTCAGGTGTAATGTAATTATCGTATACAGCTATGAAATTGGATATATCTACGGATTTTTCATTCATTTTGTGTCTTTCATTCTATTTATAAGTATTATATAAGGCATTTATAATGCTACAAAAACTAAATTTCAAGTCAGGATTTAATAAACAAGACACAGAATCTGGTGCTGAAGGGCAATGGGTAGACGGTGATTTTGTTAGATTTAGATATGGTTTACCTGAAAAGATAGGTGGTTGGAATCAATTAACAGCTGCTTCTTTAACTTTACCTGGAGCAGGTAGACAACAAGTTGCTTTTACAAGTTTTGCTGGTGAAAAATATGCAGCCATTGGAACGTCTCAAGGTTTATTTTTATATTATGGAAATGATTTTTTTGATATCAGTCCATTGGATACAGCCATAACTGGTGCTACGTTAACAACGGTAAATGGATCAAATACACTAACTGTAAATAAAGCATCTCATGGATTATTAGCAGGTAGATACATCACATTATCTTCTGTAACCGTGACAGGTGCATCTGCTTTTACAGCATCTGATTTAGAAAAAGCATATGAAATTTTAACTGTTGCTACTGATAGTTTTACAGTGCAAGCCTCATCTAATGAAACAGGGTCAGGTATGACAGCTGCTGGAGCAGCCACAATTAATCCGTACGTGCTAGTTGGACCAACAACCCAAACAGGCGGTTATGGTTGGGGCACGTCCACATGGGGAGCATCAACTTGGGGAACAGCTAGAGCTACAACTACCGTGACTTTAGATGCAGGAAACTGGAGTCTAGATAATTTTGGTCAAGTATTAGTTGCAACTGTTTTTAATGGAGAAACTTTTACGTGGAACGCTGGAGCCACAAATGCAAGAACTATTAGAGCATCTAAAACTACAAGTAACTTTCAAACTACAAACAATCCTACTGCCACTAGAATATCTGTGGTGTCAGATAGAGACAGACATTTATTTCATTTAGGAACAGAAACAACGATTGGTGATACTTCAACACAAGATCCTATGTTTGTAAGATTTTCTAATCAAGAAGATTTAAATACTTATGCACCAACAGCCATAAACACAGCTGGTACTTTTAGACTAGATACAGGAAACGAGATTAGAGCTGCCATACAAGGTAAAGATTATATCTTTGTGCTTACTGATTTAGCTGCTTACGTGCTACAGTTCGTAGGTCCACCTTTTACGTTCTCTGTTAGACAGGTTGGTACTAATTGTGGATGTATTGGACAAAATGCAGTGTCTTATGCAAATGGTGCAATATGGTGGATGGGAGCAGAAGGAGGGTTTTTTGTATTTGATGGAACGGTAAAATCTTTACCATCACTTGTAGAGGACTTTGTATTTTCAACAGATGGTGATAATTTAGGATTAAACTTTGACGCAAGAGATGTAATATTTTCATCACCTAATAATCTATACACAGAGGTAAATTGGTTTTATCCAAAAGCAGGTTCTAGTCAAATAGACAGATGCGTTACCTATAATTATTCAGAAAATGTTTGGACTACATCTTCACTAGATAGAACGTCATATCAAGATCAAGGTGTTTTCAATAAACCATATGCAACAGATTATGATGATTCAGCCACACCTAATTTTCCAGATATTTTAGGTATAACAAATACCTATGGAGCATCTATTTACTATGCTCACGAAGTAGGAACTGATCAAGTTAATAGCACAGGAACCACGGCTATACCTGCTTTTATTAGATCTGGAGACTACGATATCACATCTAGACAAAGTGCGTTTGGAACGACCACAGGTCTAGTAGATTATAGAGGAGATGGAGAGTTTTTTATGTCTGTTAAAAGATTTATACCTGATTTTAAATATCAAACAGGCAATGCTAAAATAACTTTATTTATTAGCTCTTTTCCAGATGATACCCCTGTAAGTTCTCCATTAGGACCCTTTACAGTTACGTCAACAACTGATAAGGTTGACACTAGGGCCAGAGGTAGATTAGTATCTCTGCGAATAGAAAACGACGCTACAGGTGAAACCTGGAGATATGGAACATTAAGATTAGATGCTCAACCAGATGGTAGAAGATAATGTCAGAAATTAGATATAAAGATTTTAAAAACAAAGTAGATTTAACTAAACCTTATAATCAACAAAGCGAACTCGTTACGCTTAAATTTAATGAATCTGAATTTAATGATTTTAAAAATAGAGCTGTTGCAGAAGCAATAGTAGATCAGGGAACTGTTGGAGCTGGAGCCGCAAGTGCAGTTGATCTTTCACAAGACTCACCGGAAGTGCGAGAGCTAATAGAAAGAATAGCAGATGAAGCTGAGATACCGGGATCTTTTGGTAAAGCTGATGATGAAACAGTAGAATTCATAAAAAGAGTTCAAGAGGGAAAGAAAAAAGGAGATGGCATATCAGGTATATTTGAAAGTTTGCCACCTGAATTAAAAAAAGAATTTGAATTATTTGATGCAAGTAAAGTTGATAAATTAGTAGAGGTGCCTGGCACCGTTAATAGGTTTGGATTTCCATTAACAGCAGATATGGCAGGCGGTATGTTTGGTGTAGAATCTGTTTCTGATCAACTTAGAAAGCAACAAGCAGAAAGAGAAGCAGCTCAAGAAGCTTTTAATCCAGGTCAGATAGCGGCTATAGGAAGGGTGCTTCAAGGGTCACCGGGGTTTGGCATGGGTGTAAACCCTGTTTTATTACAAGGACCAAACTTACCTAGCGCTGCCTTTGAAGGTATACCTGCTGCGCTTCGTGCAGTGGACACATCAAACCTATCAGCTCTAAATGCAGATTTGAATAATGATGGTGTGGTTGATGAGTTAGATCAACAAATTGCAATGAGCACATTACCAGCTCAAGACGCTGTTCCGGGAGTAACATCTCGACCTATGAAAAAACAAGGTTTGATGGATCTTTTATCTAATATTCTACCGGGCGTAAGTTTTTTACGAAGAGCTTTCCCTAATCAAGTTATTGGCAGAACAGATCCTTTTATGCCAGGTGGATTTACTCAAGCGGGTAATCCTATTGGTGGAGTTATACAAGGTGGTATTTACAGCGCTCCAAATATTTCTGGTATAGGTAGAACAAGAACACCTGCTAATTTAGCAAATGATTTCTTTGATCCAAAAACTGGTAAAACAAGATTTGATAGAGCGTTAGATAGATTTAAAGAAACTGGTAGCATGTTAGATTTATTCGCAGCTTCTAGATCTGGTTCTGAGTTTAGAAGACTTAAAAAACAAGCTGAGTCAGGTATTATAGGTAGAGATGTGCTTCCAGGTAAAACACCCGCTAGAGTATTTTCAGCGCCAGGTAAAGATACACAAGGACAAAGTCCTAGAGGTAGCCAAACAACTGCCAGATCTACTGGTGGATTTGGTCAAGCTGATTTTAGTGGAGGACCAATATAGTGGCTAAGATCACAAACTATATACCAGAACCAAAAGAAGAATACGAAGTAT